TCAATTTGATATGTAATTCTAAACTTCATTTCACTCTTATCAAGTGTTTCATCATCTAATCCATACATCATAGGTTTAATCTCAACAATAGGTAGTGTGTTGTAATAACTTGCATCAGTTGTAACTACACTTCCGTGTTGTTCATTAACATAGGTTTGAAGTCCTACGAAGTATTGTTGAAATAACTCTTTTTCACTCATTTGACTTCAAGTCCTTTCTTATATGCTTTTTTCACATCTTTAGGTAACTTCTCACTTACTTGATGTAATGTTGTAAAGATAAATGGTTGCGAAGGTAACCCTTGATTAAATTCCTTGCGATACCACCAACCTTCTGCACCATCTTTTCCAACTGTTTTGAAATCACTTGGGACAAAATATTCCCATGTGTTAAATCCATCTAAATTAAACTTAAATGCACTTAAATTTGGATGTGGTTGATTTTCCCCAACTCGCCCTGTTCCAAACTCAACAAATGTTGCGTGATAATTTGTGTTTTCAAATATCATTTCCACATATTCTTTGCGTTGAACCAAAGCATAACTATTCGTTGCGGATGCTATTTCACTTATACTCGCACCTGTATCGGTTTGATAAATCATTGAATTAGCATTATTAGTCATCAGTTTAGGTACTGATTTTAGGTAATCTTCTTTAAGGTTAATAGGTATTCCTTCAACTGCTTTTTGAACACGATTGATACTATCCGTTAATGTCTTTAAGACTTCATCAAGATTTTCAATCTGTATCATAATTAATTCTCACTTCCTAATTTTTCAAACAAGATGTGTAGAGAATGATTATAAGCACGTTTACCTACTACATAATAGTTAGCATTATCTCCATTGTTTACTTCATCTAATGGTGTTCTACCATCAAAATAAGCAACACTACCTTCGGTAAATAGTTCTCT